CCTTCTGCATAGTACGCTCTACACGCATCTTGAAAGAGTGCCAAAGCCACTCGCAACCAAAGGGAGATAAGAAACGCTCATAAACCTTTTTACGTGTCTTGATACTATAAAGGTCTACATGTTCATTAACATACATAAGGCGATTTATAGCGGTATCCCAAAGCTTTACATACTTCTGCTGCAATGGAGACCAAACACCGAAACGCAATAGCTTCTGTATGGCGGTATCGTCTGCGTTCTGCAAAGCTTTTTCAACGGCAATAAAGCCTAAGTTATTAGACTTCCAAGAACGGGGGCAATAGTTCTTAAACTCGGGGTAGTCCTTGTAAAACTCATTTACTACAGGAATATCGAAATACGCCAAGTCTTTGCAAACGTACTTACATACATACTTTGCGCCAGCTTTCTGTGACTTAAATCGAGGGTCTCTGTTACGTCCTTTGTCATCTACATATTTTCCGTACTTACGTTTAGGAAACATGAAACCGAGAGGGCACGTAGGCTTATAGTGTCCTTTTTTGTCACGCTCATACAACCAACACCAAGCAGTACGACACATTTCGACAAACTCAACGTATTTAGAACCATCACGTATCAAGAAAATACAATGGTAGTGCGGACGCTTAGTATTTTTGCCATACTCGGAACAAACGAAATAGCGGTAAAAATCGTTACCAAATTCACGTGAACAACGAACCTTAACACGATTTAGAAAGGCTGATATATCAGTAGGGGAGAAGCACGGCACAGAAACACCGTCACGTTCAAAATGTGGCAAGCAAGCATTATTATAAGTGAAAGTTAACATTAATCCGATACCACCTTGTTTGTACCACTCGGAAACCTCAAGACATAATCTGTCCTCCCATGTGCTCTTGCGAGCATCACGGCACTCTTCACAACGACCGCAAGGCACTTCGTTAAAACGTGAAGTGAGAAAAGGCGAGTAGTAACGTGCGTTACTTTGTATGGTTATCGGATTTAAGCACATATTATTTAATCTTTATAGACAGTGTACCGTCATGGTAGATATAAGTAGTGTCAACTGTGCAAATACTTGTACGTCCGTAGCTTTTGGAATCATAGCGAGCAGCAGCACAAGAGGAAGAAAAAAAAGCTACAATAGCGGAACAAACGGCTACGAGAATAGCGATAAGAAGTTGTTTTAATGTTTTATTTTCCATATTTTGAGATTTTTTTAAATGTTACAAACGAAAAAAGTTGCTCACGTTCGGGCATGTCGCTATCTTCAGTAAAGCAGCGTGAAATATCACGAAGTACTTTGTTTTGGGTACTCACACACATTTTGTTAACGTCTGCGAGAGGGCAAAAAGTTTCAAGGTGTTGAAATGGCAGCTCAATGCCGTTATAGTGATGTACTTCAACGTCCAAAGGTGCGAGATGTCCGAGAACTGACGTAAGAGCTTGCAAATGAGCCTTTGTTAAACCACTCAACGACACTTTAAAAGTGCCGTTAGAGCGATTACGGGAAATGTGAGATTTAACCATCAATAGCAGAATTTAAAAGTTCATGAAGATGTAAAAGAGCTTCAATTTCACAAGGTAAAAGACAAATTCCGTCAGCAATACGGTAATCTGTATCACGAATTGGACGTGAACGCTTAGAAAAGCGATTAAGGAGATGAGAAATAGCAGATTCGCAAAGCTCAATGTCTAACTGATTTAATTCTTTCATAATGCTATATTTTTATATTTGTTTTTTGATTACGATGCAAAGATAAAGTAAAAAAAATAATATAATGGACACTATGATAAAAATTTTTTCATAAAGTTATAATTAATTGATTTATATCAAGGGAAACACAATGCACAAACGGAAAGGTATTAGAATTTCAAACGTTGTGCACCTCTTTTTATATAGAGGTCGGAAACACACGGAAGAACCGTGTACCGATTGACAATATCAAGGCAAGTGGCTAACGCCGTCAAGCTAAACGGCGTTGTTTGGGTTGGACTAATCATCGCGCTAACCGCTTGATCGACCTCGCTGCGCTCACATTTCGGACTATGTCCGAGCGCATTTGCGCAAGGGCGTAGGGTGGAGTGCGTTGCACTCTTTTGGCTGCACCGCTCCTAAAGTCGCTAAGCAGATACTACAAAACAAAAAAAGTCCCGAGGTGGTATCCTCGGAACAATTTTAAAGAGTACAAAATAAAAACAAACATACTACAGGACCGAAAAGAGTCCAAAATAAAGCGATACAACACAAAGAAAGAAATACCGCTAAAATAACTTTTAAATATTTGTCCATATAATACAAACGAAAATTTAAAAATTTATTGTGTAACATTTGTAAAAGTATAGCGATTATTATTATACGGAGTAGGAGAAGGAGCAGCTTTGCCTTTTTTACCTTTAGTAAATAAACTCAATAAAGAATTAGCTAAAGCACCTGCGTTCTCATAACCAAGAACGGCAGCGAGTGCACGGAACTCACTAAAAGACAACTCACGACCATTCTGCAACGCTGCAATAGCATTTCGACACTCCTGCGAAGATAACAAAATATCAATAACACGTTTAGGCTGTGCATCATACCAAGCTTTAACACGTCCACTTTTAAGGGTGGCAATAGTATCGCCTTTTGTTGCTGCCTTAACTTCATTATCAATAACTTTGCCTTTAGTATCTTCACGCGTATTCTCTACGTCAGCGTAATTTTTAGCAATCTCACTACGTTGCACTAAAACTTTGCCGTTTTCTGTGACAACCTGGGCATCGAGCAAACGACCACGTTTCTTCTCATTTTCGACAAGTTCATGCGCTAAAGCTTCTTTGTCGGGGCGTGTAGATTGAGCAATCTGACGATTAATAGAAGCAAGTGCAGCATTATCAGCAGCAGCAGCTTCGTCACTCTCTGCCTTACCAGTTTCGGCAGCTTTAAGACGGTCGCCATACTTAAAAAGAAGCACATTAGCAAGCTCATTAGAACGTGCCTTAGCATTTTTATCTCGGGTATCAGCAGCCTTATTACTTAAATCGGCAACTGCATTAGCTACCTTATAATCGTTGTCAATATCTTGACCTACTTTTTTACTATCCAATAGCTTCGAATTAGAATCGGCAACCTTAGCATTAGACTCAACATTTTTAGCGTCAAGTAAAGACTGAAAACTATTAGGCATTTTAGACTCGGCAGAACCTAAACCAACATTAGAAGAAGAAGGAGTACCGGCATTCATAACAGAACCATTAGAACCGAAAGCAGTGTTATATCCGGCTTTCAACATACCTTGTTTTTGGAGTAATGCAGCATCGCCCATTAATTGGCGTTGGCGGTTGTAAGCAACTAAAGCATTTTGGTCGTTTAATCTATCTTGATAGTCCATCATATCCTTACTAATACCGCTGCTTATCTTACCACCGATAAGAGAAGACAAAGCACCATTAGCAAGAGATTGCACATTAGAACCTATAGCGTTTAATAAAGCACTCATAAAATAAAGTATTAAAGGGTGCATAAAATTTTATGCACCCATAGTTAAACATTAGTTAGAAGACACATTAGTAGTGTTGTTGTCGTTAGTATCGTCAAACGTCTCGTAAGACTCGCTAATAGGCTTCAAAAAGTTACGAACCTTGAAATCAAAAACAGTCTGTACGATGAAATTATCGGGGTTGTCGTAGTCTGCGAAAGGGTTGCCCTCATCGTAGAACAAGCGGTTAAAGTTACCAACGCTTGTATTACCATCCAGAACTTGCCAAGCAGTAGAAGCGTTAGGCGACATATGCACCCGCAACTCACGATTAGGCTTCATATAATTATTATACGGGATACGGTTCAAATAGTACGGCTGCAAATCACGCTTATAATAACCACAATACATATCGCCATTTACAACGTCCTTTTTAACCTTAAAGCCACTATAACGAGGCACAAAACCGAATGACTTATCGGTAAACTCATTAAACGATGAGATAAAATTATCACCAACAACTGCACCACGTGGTGTTAGCTCCATTCCGAGCGCATCAAAATCGGGGACGGGTACAGTATCAGTATCGATAGCATAAAGCGTAGGATCACATCCTACAAAATCACGGACTTGCGGAACAATACAAGAGAACATAAATAAATATCCATGATAAGGAGCATGAAAACTAAAGCCATTTTTATTAAAACCAATTCCTTTTCCTGCATACGCTCCCAAATAATCACCTTTATTCTCGTTTCCAATATTGGCAGTTTCAGAGGTACTAAATACGTCCGAAATATCTATAGGAGTAGTAGAAGAACTGATAAAATTAGACTCCTCAAACAAAGTGTTAACAACATCTGCACCATAATGCACACGCACCCAATCACTGATGCGGAAACCGATAGCACTATCTTTCGCAACAAAACGAGTAATACGTTTTAACACATCAAGTGTTAATTGCGTAAAACCGCCTGTAAATTCAGAACCTAAAGTACGAGTAACAGCAGTTACTTGCATACGGTCGCCATCCGTAGGGTTCAAAACATTCAAACCGTTACCGTTAGCTTCCAAAAACATATTTTTACTATTAATAGGAGTAATAACACCGTTATTGGCTCTGTCACGGTGAGCAGCTAAAAAGTTGTTACTATCAGTAAAAAACAAATTAGAGAATTCATATACAAAATCATCAAAATAAGCAGCAGTATTTTTAGGACTATATTTTAACTCTACGTTATTAATCAACGACAAATCATAAGCGTAATCATAATCAGAAATTTTACGTATAAGGGCATAGCAGTCTGTACTCTCAAAAGCACGAACACGTGTTAAACCGAAAGTATCAAAATATGCTTTATAATAAGCCAACATCGGAACAAAAGAAACAGGCGTATTATCATCGAAAGTAAGGCTATATCCAAGACCTATTAACTGCTTACGCAAACGCTTCATTGCATCCGAAAACTTAAAACAAATAAAACCATCGGGTCTTGAATTTGCAGTAGCGGTGGAAGTATATATAGGTACAATATAATCTGAACCCTCAAACGTCACGGCATAAGAATTATATACATACTGCGATGATTGAAGACGTGCAGTGTTAATAGTGGGTTCTGAAGAACCCATTGCGTAACGATGAAAACCACGGAGCAAATCAACCACAATATTGTTCCAAGCATCAGATCCTGGAGCACCTTGCAAATACTCAAAAGTTTTAGGGTCTTTATAATAAATTGTCCAATGTGACTTATACAAAATTTTCCACATTAACACACGATTAGAAGTATATGGCATCTTACGAGGAATGAAAGACTTATTATCTGAATAATAAGGTTTTTTAGACAAAAACGCTTCATGATAAGGCACAACATCAGAGATAGGCACAAAACGGACATAATTTTTTGCAAACAAACGAGCAAAGCTCGGAGTAGGCATAGGAGCAAGTCGAATTAACTGACGATAATTAACCTTAACGTCAGAACGGGGGAAAAGATATTGACACAACAACGGCTGAACAGTGCCAAAGTCCATTGTAGTATTGTTGTCGAAATCCATATTATGGGTATAGCTTTTATTAAAAGCAGTACCAAGTTTAATATTACCTAAAGACATAAATTTAAAAATTTAAAGGGTTATTAATTATCTATTTTATCAGTATCTACATTATTATCAGTATCTACATTCTCATCAGTACCTACATTACCTATAACATCATCTAAGACATTATTTAACTTATCATCAACAGAGCCAAGAACCTTTGAACTAACAGGGCTAAGGGGCACGCCTGCTTCGATAAGGTCGGACAACTTGTAATCTGACAAATTCGGCAAGTCTTTAGTAAACTCAGAATTAGGCACAGAAACAACGTTAGGTACTTCTACACCGTCAACAATGGTTGTGGTAATACAATCATCATACACTTCTTGCGGTAGAGGGCAAGAATAAGAAAATTTACAATTTCTAAAAGCCATAATTTAATATTTTAAAGGGTTTAACATAATTGTTCATCATAGCCATAAATGCCGTTTTTGCGCTTTACACGTTCTATTTGTTCACCTCGTCTTTGATACTCTGCCAAGTTCATACGAGCAAGATATATAGATAATTGCTTATAGGTATATTCAAAACGAATGTAAGGCAAAAAGATAGAACTATCAAGGCAAGTATTAGGTATTTCGGGAAATATAGGAGTATTCAACACGAAAGCAGATAAATTAGCATTATCATGCTTTAGTAAATAAATATCTCGCCACGCTTCGATATTAAAAAACTCGTCCATATCATAACCGACAGATTGAGCAAAAATTCCAAGTTGTGACATATCAAACTGCTTAATAAGGCAATGCCATAAGGCTTGTTTCCTAAAGTCAGAGAGAACAAACAAAGTTTTCAAATCAAAGTGATACATTTTAGATAACTCCTTATTATCACGGAGGAATAAAGCCCGCTCATACATCTTCTGCATAGTACGCTCTACACGCATCTTGAAAGAGTGCCAAAGCCACTCGCAACCAAAGGGAGATAAGAAACGCTCATAAACCTTTTTACGTGTCT